TTGGTAAGTTGTACCTACAACAACAGTACCGGTGGCAGTAAGGTCAACTACACTTGTAGAAGTACCTGTAAAACCTAATGTTCCGGCAATAACAGTAAATACGTCACCTATTGAATAGGTAGCACCATTATACGTTACAGGGCCATTAACAACCATATAAACATGAGCGGCGGTTAAATTGGTTCCTTGTGCTATTGTTGTTCCCAATATTGGAACCGTTACGCCATTGGTAAGATAAGCCGTATCCAACGCTATGGGACCATCATCAACTTCTCCGAATCCGTGACCGATAGATATTCTCGCAAATCTTCCAAGCGCGGCGCCTATTGCGGAAACACCATTTGATTTAGAACCGGTAATACACAATGATACCGACGGAGCTAATTTAGATGCCATACTTTGCAAGGTAGTTGCCGTTGCAGTGGAAGACATATTATAACCGTCGATAATAGCCGAAAACGAATAACCTTCTGGGAACATTGCTACCTGTGTAGCTTGTAAGGCGGTGATAGTAGAAATTACTTCGGTTGGAAAATCGTTTGCGCTCTGAGTAGTGGTAGGTGGATTAAATCCTAACCCTATCATCTTAGCTCTTTTGGTGGCATCCGTAAGCATTGTACCACGGATAAGGTTTTTAAATGTAGTTCCGACAACGTATGTATTAAAGACATTAGTAGTTGCAGTAACCACTAACCATAAATACGCACCGTCTCCAGCTTCGTTATAAAATTCTTTTGCTTGTTGATATACCGACAAACTATTTACATAATCATAATCGGGAGTTATACCAAGTGTAGCAAGATCGGATGCCTTTGAGCATAAATACGCAGTATCTAACGTAAGTATACTTGTAGCAATCCCTTTAATTACCATCATCATCACACCATCTGAAGAACTAGCTATGCCAGTTGGCGTATTGATTACAGTTGTATCTATGGTATGTCTCATTTGTAGGATAAATTAAAAAGGCTAGCCGTTTGACTAGCCTTTTTTGGTTAATTTTCTGTTTTTACTCCAGGCTTACGGCCTCTTCGCACTGTTTCAGTTTCAGGCTCCAACTCTTCAATCTCGTCTTCTAAGAAGAAATTGTTATTGGCCTTAGCTAATTCAGGCTTAGTAGTATCCTGTATTTCCTTGTTGGCATTATGGTAGAACTCGCTTAATATGTCTTCAGGACACGTTGGAGCTGCGTCACCTTTTTTATAAATGGCCCTGAATTTAGCCCGGCTTATAACCTCGGCTTTATTTACTTCGTAGCCGGCGTTGAATGATTTGTGATAATCCGACCCGGTTAAAGCGTCTGACCCTGCAAACATAGCTCCATCGCCATGAATTATTACCGTATCGAATTTGTTTAGTAAGCTTTTAACACGACTAACGTGAATATTGCTTATATTGAAGTTAGTATCCGATACTCTTAAAGTTTGTTCTCTTGCCATACAATTATTTATTTTTGAACTCTGATTGAACCGTAATAAATTGGTTTATAATAACCTTTCTTTGTTCCTGATGTGGGGCCATTCGAAATAAATCGTATTCCAATATACTGGCTTTCAAAATAAGCGGTATCTCGAAGGAAACTAATCTCTCGGCCTTTATTGGCAATGGTGGCATTATTGATAGACGTGGTATCCAGTAGTAAAGAATATGCGCTCTGGGTTTTCCCTTTAGTTATCTGTCTCCAATTCTGAATACCATCAACAGACTGCCAATATGTCAACTGCGTAGTTGTGTCTCGACTACCTGGCTTTTTATGAAGTAAAGAAATGTAAGGCTTTACAAATGCGTCATGGTTAATGACAATCTTGTAAAACAAGGTATCGCCATTGGTAACGGTATCAGTAAAATTAGGGTTAATAGGTAGGATTGTGCCTGCCGAAATAGCGCTAAGTGTTTTTACTTTGCTTGCAATCTTTGGAACCTGAGCCATAACGGCAACGCCGATCATCAGGATCAATAATAAACTGAATAATTTTTTCATCGTTGTTTTATTTTTTAAGAGTTAAGCCCGGCATTACACCGGGCTATACTGTTTTTATGCACCAGCCTGAACAGGTGTACCGTATGAGTAAACTTGAACACCGGTATAATCAGAACGTAAAGCTCTTGTACCGATCCTCATATCCATGCTCATCTTAAACCCGTAGTTGGTTGGGTCTTGAACAAAGAATACGTCGATCTGACCAAGGCCAATACCTACCTGCGAAGATACCAGTGATAAACCAGCGCTCTGAGTTGTTGTAGGTACAATTACACCATCAGCATTAGTATCGATCATGGTGTTACCGGCAGGATCGTAAGCCAATACACGGCTTCTTTCGAATAGTGATGTGTGTTTGATCTTCTGAACTTCTGCACCGCTTTCATTAATCCAACGGGTTAACAGCGATTGAGTCTGTTTGTCCTGCGAGATATACGAGTCCATAACAGGATCAAGAACCAATATCGGGCGTTCAGCGTTAAGGTCGAAGTTCTTTTGTTTAAAGAATTGTTCGAGCCTTAGGATATCGTTAAACCCTGGCTTGGTTAATGTGCCGTTGAATGCGGGATTGAAATAGAACGAGTCTGCACCATTCGATCCAGTACCTACGGTAAAAGAACTTGGCTGAGTGTTGTCGATAGGTCCGCCGGTTTTAATTACGGGTTGACTATTGGCAAGCGCACCAGCTCCGAGTGTATACAGCAAATCGTCGCCTACCTTTGCTTCCAACTTCATTAATCCTTGTGCCCAACCGGAAGCCTGTTGATCATAGCGTAATTGTGCCATGTGGTAAGGAGTCCAACGCATTGGTTGTAAGAAATAAGGAGTAAGCGATAATCCAACAGCGGTGTCGTCATTGGTGTAATCGGCTGGGGTTGTTGGCTGCGTTCCGCGATAGATTGCAGGATCAGCGGTGATGTTTGTCCAGATGATACCGTAATTGCGGGCAGTCTGTTGTACACCAAATACCGGGATGTCATTTTTCCAACTTTCTGAAGGAAACAGCTTATAGATGATAAGCGGCAACCATTCAACAGCGATTGTGTCGAGTGACGAAAAATCACCAGCAGTCGAAAGGGTTGTTCTGGTTTCGGATTGTCCGGTTCTGAAATTGATACCATCGATACGATTGGAGTTCAAACGGGCGGAAACTTCTTTAAAGTCGATACCAGTTCTTGCAGCAACGCGGGGATCGGCGCTCAATAAGCCCTGACGAAGTACGTTCATCCCTCCATCGTTGGCCGACATGTGGAAACGAGTTTTTTCGATAATTGCGCGGTACTTAGGATCGGACAAAATGGAGTTTAATACCATCTTATAGTCGTCTAAGCTTTTGCCATCATTTGTTCCGTTGAAAATACGATTCATAACTCTCGAACCTTCACCTTCACCTTTGCGGGTTTCGGCCTGAAGTTTAGAGAACGAAACATTTTCGCCAAATGATATGCGTTGTGTTCCGGGAGCGGCTGCAAGATTCAACCCAGCAAGCTCCTCTTGGGTTTTCTTAATGGGTTTAACAGTCATGTGTGCATTGTTTTTCGATTCTTCGGCCTTAGGTTTTTCTTCGGCTTCTTTCTTTTCTTTTACTTCAGAAGCTTTTTTCGAAGTTTCTTCGGTTGCTTCATAATCGGCAGCTTCTTTACAAGCGGATTCGGCTTCTTCTTTTGCTTTGTCGTACGCTACTTTAAACTTAGATTTTTCTTCTTCGTCTTCGGCATCATCGTACTTCGCTTTTGCTTCTTTTACTTTCCGTACAGCTTCTTCAGCTTTCTTGGCTTTGGCTTCAGCTTCTGCGGATAGACCTGTCGGCTTTTCCTGGGTTGCTATATCCTTTTTAGGAGCCTCTACAATTGGGGTGTCACCATACTCGCCTTCCGGGTGGGCAAACTTTGCAGTCATGCCGATAAGGTTATCCAACCATTTTGGTAATCCTGTTGATTCTTTTTTAGTCGCTAAAACAACGTGGTTGCTTTTGTCGACATCGGGCTGCGCTGCGGGTTGCTCTTGCGACTTTTCAGCCACAGCAGCAGGTATAACAGCGGCAGTTTCTTTTTCTACTTTTTCTTCTGCCATTTCTGTAATTGTTTGTGATTCGATTTTTGATTTTAATGTTATAATATTTTCGTGTATCTTATTAGCTTCTTCATTCTTAAAAATAACGCTTAGATTAACTTTTTCGGCTTCTAATATAGCATCCTCGGTAACAGCTTCAGGGTTACTTGGCAATGTGGGTAGGGATATTTCGTAAATGAGAAACTTTTCACAAGTCATCATTCCGTTATCATCCTTTTTATAATCGCCGGTCATTTGTTCTTTAGCCCAAACAGCCTGACCGCCGACAGAAGACGAACGAAGGAACCCCTTTTCATACATTTCGGCAGCAATCTTACTTTCTTCTGTTATTTTGTGAAATACAGGGAGTCCTGACCATTGGTTATTTTCGAACTTAATATCTGTCATTAATCCGATTGCAAAAGATTCCCAATCGTGCGAGCGTAAAATAACAGGGTTGAGTTTGTATCTCGAAAAATCAAAGGTATCATTTGGGATGATAGAACCTTGATCATTAGGGCATTCATTCGAAAAAACTATTCTCTTTTGCTCTGAACTCATTTGAATAAAAAGTTTTAACAAAAATATACTTGTTTATTAGTATGATTTTAGTATATTTGTGCCATAACTATAATTTTATGTATCTAAACGGAGAAAAATTAAAGCAATTGCGCCATAGTAAAAAGTTATCTCGGTTTCAATTATCCCTCGACGTTGATTTGTCCCCCCGGACTATACAATATATCGAAGAGCGCAACCATAGATGCGGCGTAACATTGGATACAGCTATTAAACTTTCTAAATTCTTTGAGGTAACTGTGGAGGAGTTGATATGATACATACTTTGTTATATTATTTTTGGCATATTTTACCTATTGTTTTAGGAATTTTGTTTGCAAAATGGCTATTTAACAAAATTAACAGGCATTAACATAAATACGGAGGACTCCTAAATTATCTTAATATGCAAAAGTTTGAATATTATTTTATAAAAGCTGAAATAGAACGTGAAAAAAACTTGACCCTGATGGGTTTTATTTATATGGTCGTATGCTACCTAAAAATTATGAACAATTAAAAGCAGAATACTTACGCAATGGAGGCATTTATATTGAACCATTAATTGTTCCATATAATTTCACTCCACATATACGTAATCCAAGATAGGACATTCAGTTTTGTTTTCTATAGTTACCCGCGTTCCTGTTAACCAGACAGGCGCGGTTTTTTATTGGAATACTACCGTACCTGTAGCCGTGCCTCCGGAAGCTAATACAATATCATTCGAGCTATTGGTGTTTTGATCAAAAGCAATAGAATTGAAATTAATGGTTCTACCCATTACTATGTTGTCATCATTTACCAAATCCTGAGCCTTGTTACTGCCCTGGAACGTTAACCTAAACCCATAGCTTGAAGTTAAATTAACCATTTCCTGAGTAGTCCATTTCTCGTTCTCAAAGTAATTGCGCACCGTATCGGTAATGTCGAGTAGCGAAGTAGCGTAACCATTGTCACTATCATTATACGCATTTGGTTCATAGTTATAAACACTAAGCGAAAAATTAAGGTCAAACCGGGTTATCCCATTCCCTGGTAAGCGTCCCGATTCCGAATCATCACCAATCTCAATTATACATAAAGGCATATCGTAAACTTTTTCCGAGTCTAATTGAGTGTCAAGTATGACTGTTGCATTCATATCCAAAAATAGATATTTACATTCTTCTACAATCGCGTGTACGATGTCTCCGAGTATCATAATAGTGTTATTTGTGTGTTCGTATTCCTATTTTTGCTCAATTCAATACAAGCAATTGTCTTATCAAAAGACTTTGTTTTTACGAAATATTCTTTTACCATGCTTACAGGTATCTCGTATATATTGGCAATGGCAGCTATTATCTTTTCAGTTTTCATTTCCAGTCCTCCATTATTTTGTTAACCTCAAAATATATTTTCTTTGTAATAGCCGAAACCATCTTTTCATTTGGCCCCTCACTAGGCGTTGGCATAAACTTACGCGCCGGGGTATTGGTTGTATTCTTACCCCACTTGCCAGTACCGCCTTCGTTCATTTTCTTTGCATAAGTGTGTGCCTCTTGTAACGCTCCGGCCTTCTTTGTATTCGGCATTACTCCAATTATAACCTCATCGCCTGATTTATCATAAGTTATTGAATCTCGAAGGTTGCCAGTCTGTACAAGTATTGGACGCTTCGACGAAACTACAGAACCTTTATACGGATTCTTGTACTTTGACTTCTTTTCTAAAACTGGTGTCCGGTACGCGCTGGTTCGGTTGTAGTCGTATGCCGTATCGGTTACCTTAGCCCTGACAGCCCAACCCGCCGGATTTGATTTGACGAAATTAGACTTAATAATACGCACGCATTCAGTACCTATAATATCAGGCATCTTTTCGGTCATTATTTTAATGGCCTTTTCTTTGCGGCGTATGTCTCGTATAAGATCAACTAACGTTTTCCCCATTCGTTTATGGAAGCAATAATTGTTTCAACTAAAAGCACCATTATTATAATTATAAATATTACCATTGTTATAAACCAAATTATTCCTTCCATAATCATTGTATTAATATTAAACCTTTTCTATACCTATTAACCAAGCTGGCAGTTACTCCGAATGCGTTAATAACCTTCCCGTCCTTAGTTTGGCAAATATACGAAATATTAGACCCAAACAGGATATAATTACGCATGGTTACAATCTGTTTCTTTGGATCATCCCAGTACGACCATATTTCAGACGGGTTAGTTAATGTTTCAGGTAGATTATCTAACCCTCGCCTGTTTTTAATGAGGTTAAATGAATGATTGTTGAAAAATATGTTCGATAGGGTTTCTTTATTTTGGAAAATAATATTTCCTTTCGTATCGGTATGGTATTTCTCGCGCCACGTATCAACTATCTTAATTGCTTCGTGCGTATTTGGGTTGGTGTCGTTGAGTTTTTCCATTAGTCTAAATCAAATAAGTTTGCGTTACCTTTATTCGCATTACTGAATACACTCGAATAACTACTATCATTTGGTAATGTTCCTTGCTTGCCTGGATTAAATCGAAAGTTTTCGCCTACGTATGGTTTACCAGTCTTAGGATCATTCTCATTTAAATAATCTGATCCTTTTGACACTTCTTTATTTTCTTCTTTCAAATAAAGATCATCTACTGGTTCACTGTGACATCTACAATTCCAGTCACAAATTGGGTGTACCGCATCGCCTTCAGAGTCTCCTATTTTGAATACTAGCCCCTCCAATGCTGCGTGTTCCGGCCTTACGTTACCGTCGTTCTCGGTAATGTATACCCAGTACGGATATAAGTCTTTAGTTCTTTCCATTTTCCGGAATACTTCGCCTTGTATTGCATCTCGCTTACATACGTCAATCTCGACACGAAGCCATTGATCGTTATTAATGGTTGTTATTTCGCTGGCTTTTTCTTTGAACTCTTTAATTGATTTCGTTGTATGTACTAGTTCTTGCATAGCTTTCGTTTCACTCAAATCTTTGGCCGCTGAAAATTGATAAGCATTAAGCATATATCTTTCATGCCATGCAGTATCGCCAAACGCTTCGAATGTCGTTTTAATGGAAGTATTGAGGGCTATTTCTTTAAAAAACTCTGCATTGTAAGCCGCGTAAATATCTATGCTTATAACGGTTTTATTGGGATTGTTCCAAACAAACTCAATCTTTTCATCGGTAATATTTTGGGGTATAATCTTTTTAGGATTAACCTTTAAATTGACATATTCCCTACCAATTAGTATATGTCTTTTTTTTTTAATGCATCGAATACCGATCGGTTGGGCTTAGCTATCGAAACAGATAACGATTCAGTATCATTAACTGGTATTTTAACGGGTTCCGGCGCTTCTTGTATATCTTCTGCATCGAGGCCATATTTGATAAAAAACTTAGCAGTTAATTGCAATTTATTTTCCGTAGCAGACTTTGACAACGCCGAAATTTCTTCAATATCAAATTCCTTGGTTCTATTTATATCGAACTTAAATTCTTTTGGGAAGTCTTTATAAAACATTGGCAGTTTACGCGCAAAATCGGCTGTATCGTTAAGTACGGCTAACACCTCTTCATTACGTGCGCGGATAACCGTTTCAAGTTTATCCATGTGGACTCCGCCCAATCCTTTTGTTCCGAATTTACCCGCATCGCCTGTAAGAGTGCCTCCGAGAATCATCTCGCGAACTTCATTCTTGCCGTCCGCGTTAAATTCTTGGTAAATCTTATGAGCGCCTTGCTTTGCGTTAGTGTCTTTTGAGTCTACTATAAGCGACGTTTGTATATTACCATTCTGATCGGTAACGTATGGAGTAAGCAATGTTTTTGATGGGTCCATATTGGCGGCGTAATTTTCCGCTTCCAATCTATATGGATTAATCATATCGTTCTCATTATTCACGGCACCATCAACAGCAGGGTACTGAATGGTAAGCAATGGAAATGCCAAACGTTTACCGGCCTGAATCCAATTCATAGAATTAAGATTCTGCTGTATAAACATCCTAGTAATTGGTTGCATCCACCCTAAGAAAGATTCGTAATTAGTAGATGGCTGTACGAATAATAGATTTGGTGTCTTAAAAAAATCCACACCGTCAGAGAAGTTATATGTCGATTGTTTCAACAGCCTATTGATAGGGTCGAGCTGTTGCATTGGATATTTATAAATCTTATTGTTTAAAGGGTCGAAGTTTATCCCGGTAAATCCCCAAAATTTAGCAAACAGTATTTCCTTACGCAATTCAACAAACCAACGCTGTGAACATATTTCGCTGGTTATATCATCCATCCTATTACCTTTCATGTCAGTAACGAATACCGGTATTTGAGTTAACCCGTCACCCAAGGCATTGAATAAAGATTGCACAAAAGGACTTGATTCGTACACCCATGATACGAGTGTGGAATAGGATATAGGGAATCCCATCTTAATAGCCTGATCACACGCAGCCCTCCACGAAGATAAATCCCATTCAATATAGTAGTTGTTTGGGAACATCTGAGAAATTTGGGTCAACCCAGACGCTTTAGGCATCATGAATGGATTAACGCCTGGATGTGTACCGGTGGCAGGTTTTGAATTTACATTTCCCTGCCCATAACCACCACCACCTATTGCAAGCTTAGTATTGTATTGGGCTTGTAACGCCGCTCTTCTTTCTCTTCTGGATTCTGATGCTGGCATATTATCCTAATGTTCTGAAATTACTATTTACTACTTCATTGTTGCCTCGTAATGGTTGAGGTGTTTGGTATAAATCAAGATTAATATCTCTTTTTTTGATCTTAATAATATTCGTATCCGCCCAGTCGAATAATCCTATCAATTGCTTATTGTCACCGGCTAATGAACCAAGTATATTACGAATAGCAAATATTGACAGCAACTTAACTAAATACGCGTTACGTAGTGGCTTTGGCGAAGGGGTGGGAGCGACGAAGTTATACCCTATATCAATTCGCATGTTAACTGACCCGCCGGAAATAGTTACGTATAATATCGTTTCAATGGCAAAATATTGAATCAACAATGGAATTATAGCGTTACTCACCAAAACCTCAGCTACCACTTCTTCGCCTCCCTCAGTTGTGCCGATCTTGATTGACGGTGTTGATAGTAGTATATTAGGGAATATCTGATATATATAAGAATTGGCCGGAATGCTTATTGTGAATGCATCCGATTTATTTTGTAAACCAATAACACTAATAGGAGGCATTGACACGCCACTATTTGCGCTTAATTCAATATCTACATTCCCGTTAATGATATGAAAATACAAAACAGTATCGGTTGCGAATATTTTATTTACCCAAAACACAAGCCCGTTATCGCTTACATTCCGGATTGTCATAATGTCATTACCGTTTAATGTTGTACCTACGGTTACCGCCGGGGATATGTCGATTATAGATCCCATAATTGGCGACAATATGCCATTGCTGATAAGTTGCATTACATTGTTATTGACATCACCATCAATCTCAACTTTGATAGGGCTATTCCATCGGAAGTAAATACGGCTTATGTATGTTCCGGCAACAATATTAACCTGATGTTGTCCGGTTTTATCCTTAATAATCTGATTGGCGTTTGAAATCTCTTTATTGATATCGTAGCGTGTACATAGCTCACCTTTTACCTCATCGTATGCCATATCGCAACCTGACTTTAAAAGGTCTGGGAATTTTTCGTAAACGGAGGTAAGTAACTGAATTGGGCAGAACTGTAACAAGTCTTGACCATTAATATATCCAAAGTTAAGTTGGGCTAATTGATCTTTGGTGATTGCCATGTATAATTTTATTGCTACTCAGCAAAATTATGTTTGTTTTGTGTTAATATTTTGGTACATTTGTGCTATAATTAACGCAACTTAAATTATGGAAGCAAAAGAATTAAGAATTGGGAATTGGGTTAAATTAGATAGTGGAACCGAAACCATAATCAGAGGTGGCGGGATTAATGCTATTGAAATGCAACAATTACGCGTTGAACCAATCCCCTTAACCGAAGAATGGCTATTGAAGTTTGGATTCTATAAATCAAATGTAACAGCACGAATTGATCTATACCCTGAAGATGATGGAGTATATTTTTACTTTAATATTGATCCCGCAAAACGTGTAAAAATTGAATACGTACATCAACTTCAAAACCTTTTTTTTGCGCTTACCGGTGAAGAATTAACAATTTAAAGTTGACACGCTTACACAACCTAAATACTGAAAGTTAATATTACGTTTTACTTAATAAATTAAACTAATATGAAAACAAATAAAGACTCAAAAGGCAATATAATAGACTGGGACGTTTTTTATTCTGAGCTTGAATCGGATCGTGCAGATAAGGAATTTAGCCAATATGCCCACTTCAAAGGTCCTACATTAGAATGTAATGTTAGACCTTTGGTTAACGGTCTTTACTCCACCAGGCACAAGAACCTTAAACCTATTCACAAACTGGTTAAATTCTTTGTTAAATGCCTGAACTATAAAATCTTTTAGGGTGTCCGTAAGATGCCCGTTTGGTTCAAAGCTAACCTTTGTCTTTGGGTTAGTTTCCCGTTTCTTTAAAATACTTCCGTCTTTGTCCTGCTTTGTCTCTATATAGTCATTAATAGACTTCTTGCAATGTTCACCTATTTCTATTTCAGAAAATGTAAGCGTACCGTCAAATATAGCATTAACAAAGTCTCCGATTAATGATACAGACGGAGCATGTCCTAAAAACTTATCTTCAATAACAAACCCTTGCTTTTTAATTGAGTCTACAAATATCTGATAGAACGAACGTTTATCATCATCAATGTTATTCCTGTTCTTAGTCGATCTATCCCCGTACATGAATACTCGTTGATTATACCCGATACTACGAAGCCAATTAGCAACCTGTTCACCGGCCTTACGAGCTGTATTGTATGGGTCTATGGCAGGTAATTCGTTTATTTGTCGAATAATCCATTTATCGTTAACCTTTAGCAACTGCCAACACGTCACAGCTATATATGGATCGACGTTCGAGTCTATCGATATATGTATTGTTGATTCAGAATTGTACTTAACCGGCTTAACATGCTTATCAATCTCGAAACCTTTCAAAAACTCACCACCTGTTTTTAGTTGAACATCCCAGTTGCCTTCGACAAATACCTCATACTCATACCTAGGTAGATTCTTCAATGATTCTACATATTCGGCAGGTAGATGCGGGTTGTCCGTAATCTTTGCCGGGATATATATCCACTTTTCTTTTAACTCTCCTTTTCTCCACGGATTATATACAAGTTCTTTAACCCATCCATTGGTAGGATTGCAAGTGGCCAATATTATTGGATGAGGCACATATTTAGCGCCGGTAATAATCCATGACCCAGCACGCTCAAAACACTTATACAAAGTTTGTTGCTGACACTCATTTATCTCTTCTAACAAGAAACCATTAACTTCTAATCCTTTAAATGAGTCTAAATCGGGGTCTTTTTGTATATTCTCACCTTTAAATAATATTGTCGATCCGTTATGATGCGTATACTCATAAGGGTTTTGCTTCAATTTACCCCGTGGCGCCAATTTTAAAAATGAGGGTATAGTAGTTGTCCTTAACCTATCGGTATTCTCTCTAACTACGCACCACCGCGAACCAGGGAATACCTCACACATTACCAATAACGAACAAAGACCCCACCAAGTTTTTCCACCTCGGATAGAGCCTCCATACATAATGAAATTGTACTTTTCCGATTGTAAAGCTTCAAACGCTTCCTGTTGCCTGGGGGTGAAGTCTATTACCATTATACTTCTATCTCTTTATCGCCCCAACGTATAATAGTGGTTTGAATCTTTTCTCCTCCGCTGGTTATGTCCGCCTTTATAGATTCGCCATACTTCCTAGGCTTAAGCTTTGATGCAATCCATTTCCTTGCATCAACTCTCAATCTTGACCGGCTTATGTATTCCTTATTCTCCACCTCAACCGGCTCACCATTGCGAACAACGATAACCTTATCCTGTGAAGAGTCGTCGGCTATTTCTATGGTTTCCTCGGCCATAAAGTCG